TACTGACGCCGCAATGGTCGATGGCGAAACGGTGACTCCAGCACCTGTGCTGATCGTTGCGGCCGGTGTCGTTGCGGCCGTGGCAATAGCGGCCGGACTGACCGTGACCCCGGTGCCCTGAGTGATAGTCGGTGCGGGAACTGTCGAAGTGCAAGCGACTGTGGCCGGAGCGACGGAAACGCCGGTGCCCTGTGTGACTGTCGGAGCAGGAACCGCAGCAGCAACGGCAACAGTTGCAGGTGTGAAGCTCTCATTGACGATAACTGAAACGGCTGGAGTCGTGGCTGCGGTCGCAACAACTGCAAGGGCAACGGTGACCCCTGAGCCTTGAGTGACAGATACCGACGGAACAGTCGAAGTGGCAGCGATGACCGCTGCATCGTGCTGATCGGAGACTTGTACCGATACGGCAGGAACGGCCGCCGTCGTCGCAACAACCGCCGGAGCAACCGTGACGCTAGAACCCGCAGTGATCGAAACCGCTGGAGTCGATGCAGCGGTGCTGATCGAAGTTGGCGAAACCGTGACACCCGAACCTTGGGTGACAGTGACGGCCGGAGCAGAAGTTGATGCCGCAATAACGGCAAGAAGTAGCGTCTCGTTGACCCTGATCGAGGAAACCGGGGTTGACGAGCTAGCTGAAATCGTTGCGGGCGCAACAGTTACCCCAGACCCCTGCGTAACAGTGACGGTCGGAGTAGCAGCAACCGCCGCAATCGTGGCAGGGGAAACAGTGACGCCTGTGCCTTGCGTAATGGTCGGAGCCGGAGCAGTCGAAGTGCAAGCAATCGTCGTAGCGTTGACCGTGACCGAGGTCGTGAGCGGCTCGTTGATGAGCGTCGTGACGACAACGTGATCGTCGCTAGAACCCGAGAACGGATCTGGGTTCTCGTTGTTGACGTTCGTCAATCCACGGGTTGCGAGAGCTACGCCGCAGTGCGATGCCGGTGAGCCGCCTCCTGATGTCGCTACGCTCTCTTGCAGCGTGTAGTTCGGAGGCGCTGCGGTCGCCGAAGACTTACCCTCGATGCCAAGGTGAGCGAGCGATAAATAGTCGCCCGAAGAAACGGTGTCCGACTGAGGCGGGTTCGGTGAAGTGCCAGCTTGAGACTGTGAGTTGTCTGACGCAACCGGAGTTGTCGTGTCTGCACCTGAGATGCGAGCAATCCATCCCGCTGCTCTAGTACCGCCGCTCCAAGAAAAGACATAGCTGACTGCATTGGTGTCTGCCTGTACTGCGATCTTGTAGAACCAGTCGTAAGTGCCGCCAGAGTAGGCAAAACTGTTTTGGAGCGTCCAACCTGACGGAGCCGTAACCGCACCCGACTGCTCTGCAAGCGTGAGACCGACAAACAGCAAGTCACCGACTGCAATACCAGAAGGAACAGGTATCGTCAGCGACGTAGTCTGCGCGGTCGGGACCGTCGAGTTGCTTGACTCAAGAACAGGAGCTGCCATGCGGCACCCCTACGGCTATGGCGTCAGGTCAATGGTGAAGATGCCTGAGGCGTTGAAGCTGAGAACGAAATCACCCGACGACGACGACTGATCGGAGCCAAAGTCGATGTAACAGATGAGCGGGTCGCTCGCAATCGTGTCATCGTAAATGACTGCGCCACGGGCCGTGATCGTAGAAGAGGACCAAGTGACATCGGCGGCGTCGAAGGTAATCACACCGGCCGACTGCGTAAGCGAAAGTGAGGTCAGCGTCTCGCCGCCCGCCGTGTAGCCGGTGCCGACGACCTCGTTCGTGACATCAGCCTTGAAGTCATGCGTCCCGAAGTCAGGCGTGTAGGCGCTGGTCACAAGCATGATCTTCAACGTGTCACTGTCGAGATCAACAGCGTGCGTGTTGTTCAGCATGTTGAGGAATGTGATTCCGTAAAGGCCGCTAGCCATCAGTCATGTCCTTCGTTGTTGCCCGAGTAGAGGGCGCTTTCTTTGTCGTCTTCTTCACAGCCTTCTTGGCTTTTGGTGCCGACTCTGCTTGCTGCAAAAGTCGAACTCCACTTGAGTTCTTTTCCGGCACCTTAGCCCCGTGAGGAAGAGGAGCGATATAGCGGTTGGCGACAAGTGCATCAACTCGCCGCCAGCCGGATGTATCGACAACCTCACCCCGCTCAAAGAACCGGCTGTCACCCTGCAAGCGGCGGATGATAACGTACCAATCCGTCTTCGGGGTAATAGATTCGAGAAGCGGGTCAACGGCCACTATGGGGCACTCCTTGACTCATTAGGCGGGGATGTAGGTGATGTAAGCGACTCCCTCGAAGGAGCCGATCGTTCCGGTGATCGAGCCAGTGACGTACTCCGACGAAGTAAGCGCCCGAGCAGCCTTGCCGTTCGTGCCACCATCGTCAATCGAAGAGATGACCCCTGCCGTAGCAGTTGACTTCCCATCAATCAGCGTGTCATCCGTGCCGGTGCCATCAGCGTCAACTCCCACATCAATCGTGGTCGTTGCGCCGCTCGCCGTCGTGATGTCGATTACCACGTTCTGCACGATGATGCGGCCACCCGTCGGGTTTCCCCAACTGAGTGCAGCAGCGTTGCCAGTGGCGGCAGTCATAGTCACCCGTGCAGTGCGGGGGACCGGAGCGCCCGACGTTGCGTTCTCATCCGAAACGATGAGATCACCTACAAGAAGCTGTCCTCGTGTTGCCTGATTTGGCATGATGGTTTAGCTCCTTAGCTATTAGGCGACGCAGTTGCTGAAGAAGTAGCCGAGGTCGCTAGCGATGACCTTGTAGTCCCAAGCCATCTGGGCCTCGACACGATCCGAACGAAGTTCGTTCATACGGAAGCGGGAGATGCCCACCGTGGAACCCTGCCCGTCCGACACGCCATCCCATGCGAACTGGTAACCCGCCGAAGGGGTCATCAGGCCGGGAGACGGAGCGACATGGTACAGAGCGGCGTTCTTACCGTGGATCGCACCGAACGAATCGGCAGCACCCTCAGCACCCGTGTTGCGAATGCCACGAGCCGTCAGGACTCGATCAACACCGAAGAGCGACGAAAGAGTCGCTTCCGTCGGCACGTTGGCCGAGGTGTACTTGATCCGGTCGATAACGTCCGGGTGGTTCCGAAGCTGACGCATGGCGTCGTAGGTGAGCACCAGCGTGTTCGGCAAGTAGCCCGTTGCGTTCAGCATCGTCGCCTTGCCGACTTCGATGTCTTCGATCGGGTCCGAACTCGTGTAGTTCGACCACTGCGTGAAGTCAACGCCACCAACTACGTCGGTGTCCCAAACTCCAGTAGTGAAGTAGGTGCTCGACCAGTCAATTTCTTGGCGCATGAGCATCCGCTGGGTGACGAACTGGGTCGCCTCCCGGTCGGGGTTGATCGGGTCATCAGCGTTAGCACGAGTCTGGTCGTCAACGTCCTTGTGCATGGCATAGACGTTGCAGCTATAGGTGCCCGTGGACAGCCCGTAGCCCGAACCGGCCGACGGAGTTGACGGGGCACGAAGCTGGGCTTCATCGCGGAACCAATCACCCTTCGTGTAGGTGAAGTAGAGGTCCGACTGCTTCTGAACTGAAATGGTCGGGAAGATGCGATTCGCAATGAACACATCATTCGATTGCATGTAGGCGACGCTGATCTGCGAAAGAATCGCATCAACATGAACGTCGCTGGAGGTTGGCTGAGGCATTTTTCTTTACTCCTCGGATCAGGCCGCTCGATGCGGATTGGCGCAGTTGACAAGGGCAGTTCCGATGACGCCAGCACCGCCAGTAGCGGTCTTCATCTGGCCCACAACGTACTCAGTGGTATCGGTTCCCGGCAGCTTGGCATCGGCCTGTCCGTCAGAGGAAGTGCCAATGAGATCGCCCTCGTTGAGAGCGGCATCGCTGCTGATCTTCGTTTCGCCCATCACAACGATGGTCGCTGCCTGACCAGTAGACGGCTTGTTCTGAAGAACTCCGCAGGGGACATCGGTAGCGGCGGCGCAAAGCGCAGCCTTACCGTTGGAATCAAGCTTCACGAAGTGGAACTGCTTGGCCGAAAGGTCAGCCGCCGCTTCCAACGTGGTCTTGAAAGGTTGTGCAGACTGTGTTGCCATGCTCAGTTACCTCGCAGGTATTCGGTGTAAAGGGAAGGGTCAAGCTCGACGGCCTTGCTGATCGCCTGAGCGTGAGTAAGGGAGGTGTCTTCCTCCCGCAGTCGAGCAGCCGCCTTCTCGATGGAATCGGTCGAGCTACCAGACTCAAACGAGGTGGACTTGCCAACCTCAGAAAAAAGGCCCGACTCGCTCACTGTTTCGTTAGCAGCAGACAACGCATCAATGATGACACCGAAAGCCTCTTCGTCCATGACCTCGGCAGCAGCCTTGAGGACCGGACCAAGGGACGAAGCGTCAACCGAAAGAGCGTTGAACTCAGCCGCCTTAGCGATGAACTCCTGCTCGATGCGATAATCACGCTCAGCCTTGGCAATCTTTTCGGCGGCCTCAGCACGCTCCTCGGCAGCCTTTACGATCTCAACGATCTGCGGGTCAGCCGACTTGAGGATGTCGGTTTCCTCTTCGATGTACTCGGCCATCTTGGAAAGCTCATCCACCATTTCGGCGTTCGCTGACTCAAGAGCGTCGATGTACTCATAGACCTCAGAAGGAAGGTCGATGGCTTCGCCGTCATCCTTCTTCATTTTGTGACCGGGCTTGGAAACTTCTTCCTCGTCCTCGTCATCGTGGTCTTCCATTTTTCCGTAATGACCGGGCTTGGAAATTTCTTCCTCGTCCTCGTCCATCTTCTTA